CCTTACGGGTCTCCTGGGCTCGCGCCCACCACCTCTTGTGGACCTACTTCGCACCAAGCATGGAGAGGCTTACCTTATGCCAAGACGTCGAAAACGATCAAAGCCCAAATTTGGGCCTGACGGTCTTGTCGTTTTACCGGTCGAACTTTACCGGTTGGCATATTCTAAGCCTATAGTCACTGCAGGGGATTCCAAGGAATTAGAGATAGTTCCTCGGTTGGTACGCGAGTATATTCCTTTCTCTTTCATCAAGTCTCTATCGCTTGCGATAGATCCTTTTTGGAAGTTTAAGGCTTCCCGCGTTATCATTACCCCACCTAACCGTACTCGTAGACGCAATATCGACTCCGTCCTTAGTGATCGTTATTACACTAAGATTCGGAGGAGTTATACCGATACTGTCACTTTTACGACAGTTACCGGTTGCATCGCGAATACGGCCCATAGTGAGCTAAACTCCTTTAACAAGGTTACTAGTGGTAAAGCCACTGGTTTCTCTGTTCGGACTTTAGACACTACGGCAAGGACGCGGCCGTATAAGTCTGAGCTAGGTGAGTTTGAGACTTTCTCATATCTCATCCTATCTCCTTCTCGTACGACTTCCCGCAACTTTGAGGTTTACTCCTACTCTCCGGTCGCTCTCTGTCCCAGTCAGAGCTATGCTCATTCTGACGACAGATATCGATACGAAGGTAGTGGTGATGCAGCGACGCTCTCTGCTGCCACGATCGAGAGTGTGCGGAATTCAGATTCGACTGCTCTTCTTGCTGAGATGCAAAAGAAAGCACTCGGCATGCTTCCGAAAGTTCTTCCGGAACGCAGGCATTCGAATTTGTACCGCTCAGTCATCGAACTTAAGGACCTTCCACGGGGTATCTCTACTTTGAGAAAAACCGTTTCGGACCTTAGGGCCTCAATTGCTCACTTGGACCGTTCTCTCATCGGTATCCTTACCGATGTTAAGACGAATTCCAAGAACATCCCTAATGAATGGTTATCTTTTCATTTTGGATGGAAGCAAATTTGGCGTGACATCACTGAGCTGTTGGTGGCTCCCTCAAGAATAACTCGTGATATTAATCGTATCATCGAGCGAAATGGGAAGCCAACAACACACAGGCTAAGGCAAAGGTATGCCTTAGATTCTGTGACAACTCCTTCCTTTACGTACTCAGCCTTCGAAGGTGAGCAAGATATCGCCTCATCCTCTATCCGCACTCGCGAAATCGAGTTGCGTATGATGGTGAATGCGACTTTTGACTTCCCTCCTTTGGCTGTGCCTGAGCTCGTTTCTGATCTTTGGAAACGAAAGTTAGGCTTACGACCCACTTTCACGGACATTTATAATCTTGTTCCGTGGACTTGGTTAGTTGACTGGTTTACCGGTCTCGGTCAATACATCGAAGCTATCGATAGTATTAACACTGATCGATCTACCTTCAACTATGGCTTTCTTACTGGAATCTTGACCGGTAAGTTAACCACTGTACGTACGTCTAGGACCCGTAGCACTAAGAGCATAACTTATATTCCGAATCCTGGCGTCTTGACTGAGTCTTTTCTAAACTCGGTCCATTCGTCAGTGTTAGAATCTAAGTTAGTTATCCGTAAGGATATCTCTAATGCGTACGGTGCGAAGGCTCTCTTGGTAGGGAATACTTTAACTCCCTATCAAACTTCCATCTTGGGCGCCCTACTTGTTGGGCGCACAAAACTTGCACGATAAACATAACGTTTATCGGTGAGAACCAACTAGGAGTCGTTCTATGCTTGCTGATCCAGTCACTGTTGTGGCCAATGCCCCAACACCGCAACTCGTCCTCGCGATCACTCGTTCGGACGGTTATGGCTCGGAGCGCGTGGATACGGGGGCCAACGGCTATGCCGTCATGACCTCGCATACACCCGGGAAAAATGGCGACCGTCACTACGTGAAAATTTCACGTACGAAGGACGCCACCAACCCGTATACTGGTCTCACACAGAAGCAAAGTGCTTCTGTCTCAGTGTCAGTCGCTCTGCCAACCTTCGGTTTCACAACGGCCGAAATGGTCGATCTGTGGGAAGCGTTGGTTGACTATGTGAACGACACTGAAGTGACCATGACTCGGTTGCTCCAGAACCAGAGCTAGCCTTCTTCGGCTAGTTTCGGTACACTCACCGTGCTCTTCTTGGGGTCTTTGCCCCTTTTAGGGCAATAACCCAGGAGAACTACGATGGATTTGGAACGACCCAGTGAGTTGGATGAATACATCGACTCCCACTTTTACCGAATCTTTTTCGGTATTTTGTCGGTGTTCGGTGTACTTATCTTCCTCGCTGCCTGTTCTTCAGATGTCCATGGCATCCGCGTTGATGTGATCCGGAAACAACCGGAAATCGCACCTGTCGCGGTGACAGTCCAGACTCCGATAGCTTCGGTGCCTGGTGGATCCTGAATAACCTGAAGTCGTGAGATCTACAAGCTAGGACCTGGAATCCCCTAACTCACGGAGTAGGAGATGAAAAGTCCAGTAGAACTCCTTCTAGCACTACTGACAGACGTCGGTAGGCTAGAACCTGGTGCAAGAGGCCTTGACCGTGATATCATCACGATCAAGAAGAGGGTCGAAAACGAGGGCGACGGTTTTCTCACCGTCGCCTTACCTACCTTATGCGATGCCCTCGATCGAGGGCTGGCCGAAGGTCGGTTCACCTGCCCGTGTGGATTCGCGAGAATCCCGCGGGGAGCAATCCCGAGACTTTTCTCAGGTATGCTCAGTGAGGTTTTCGATTCAGTTACCGGGTCACTCTTGAAGAACCCTGACATGTCGATAGTCATATCGATGCGTCAGGTAACAAGGCTCTTCAAGAAAATGCATCAAAGCGATGATCATGACGATCGTCTTGATCATTTAGCTAAGTTGCAGTTTATCAAGGATGATGAGTCCTGCTCAGAGGGACATAGTTTCTCTGAGACCGAGCTGTACATTCTTGATCGTGTTAGCAGATATGTACTCCTCTCTCTCGACTCTTTTGACGAGAGAGAGGTTATCTGCAAGCATGGGCCCGGTGCCGTATTTGAAGGACTGAAGCCAAACCAAAAATGGCAGGCCTTGCGCACTTACTCAAGTGTGCTTGAACGCATGGGTTTCGACGTTTTTTACGGTAGTGATACCGAAATTAACGGCGAACTCGGCGTACACAGTCCCCTATACGGTGCTTCTGGCGATGAGGCTAGGCTGATCTCCGTCCCGAAAAATAGTATTTCGAGGCGTACGATCACCATTGAGCCTGTTGTACGTCAGTTTGTGCAACAGGGATTTAACACTATCCTTCGTGATTCAATATCACGTTGTCAAGTGCTAAATCGGTGCCTAGATCTCAAGCATCAAGAGCATAATCAAAAACTTGCTCTTGAGGGCTCCCTTACCGGAAGTTACGCGACACTCGATCTGAAGTCGGCATCTGACCGCATGTCAATAGACATTGTCAGTCTGATATTCCGACATCGGCCCGCCTTCTTAAGCGGGGTTCTCGATTGTCGTTCTCCGAAGGTTAGTATTGACGGTTGTCAGTACGAGCTTCGGAAATACGCCGGTATGGGAAATGCAACAACCTTTCCGGTACAAAGCGTTGTGTTTGCCGTATTGGCAATCGCCGCTTTGGTGCAGGACTCACGTCCTACTTACGGAAAGGTCAAGCAAGTCGCCAGCTCTGTTCGTGTGTTTGGTGATGATATCATCATTCCCACGAACAAAGTGCACCAGGTAGTGTCCTGGATAACTAAGGCTGGCCTCACGGTCAACCTTAGAAAATCTTTCACAGAGGGAAACTTCCGTGAAAGCTGCGGAGTCGATGCGTTTATGGGAGTCGATGTGACACCCATCTATGCTCGATTCCGTCCGGACAAGGCCTCGCGAAGAGAGCCGAGTATTATAGCTCATTACGTGTCCCTCTCGAACCAAGCTTGGTTTAAGGGGTATTACGAAATGAGCGCCTCTATCCAACGACTAATAGAAAGGCGTTTGAGAAGACGTCTTCCATTAGTTCCGCGGAATAGCGGTGGTCTCGGGTGGCATACTCGCCAAGATGTATCTGAAATCCAGAGATGGAATCCAGATTATCACAGGTTTGAAACAAACAGTCCTGTGCTCGTCTCTCTGAAAAGGAGAGATGAGATTGACGGCTATGCCGCACTACTCAAGTTCTTTCATCGTCCACAAGACGAAGAGAGGGGAAGATTCCCGATCTCCGTCCAAGAAGTGGACGGAGAACACTTGAGGCAGTCTCCCATACGATTCAAACTTCGAATCGTATCGAGGTGGGTGCCTTCCTAACAGAAGGTTCAGTCATATATCAAAGATGATATATGCCAGAGAGGGACATCCTACATGGATGTATCCAACCTGGGGTGAAATTCCCCAGGATTGGATTGCTTGACGCCCGATGATCC